TGCAACGATTGTTGTCATTATCCAAACACTTCCAGCCCATAAGAAGATTCATCCCCATTGCAAGAAAATGGAGAGCAAGTAAATAATTCTTGCTGATCTTCTGCGATTTCTTTTCTAGAGCGAATTGAAAGGTTTGCCTCATCGAGAGGTACAAAAGATTTGTGAAGAAAGAATAAGTTGTTTTTTGTTCTAGGTTGCTCAGCGTGAAATTCTCGCATTTGTTTGTCAAAGTTAACGGCATCCATAAATTCATCAGGAGCGTTATCTCTCATGTCGCGCCATTGCTCGTTAGTTCTAAACGGGCAAGCAATACAGGCTGATTTAGGCGTTTGACCAAAGCCGTATTTTTCCAATACAGATAGGCAGTCCTTGCGAGTCATTCTTTTATCTAAAAGAGGAAAAACATTTTTGATGTAATTTACATCAGAATCCTTTGCTCGATGCACCTCGTCAAGGCTAATTCCAATCCATTGTTCAACCTGTTCGCCTTTTTTTACGCGACCAACAGAGCCGTTTTCTAAGATTTCAGCACCAAGCAACTCGCGAATTTTTCTTTTAATTGGGGCAACCTTGTATTCATTGGTGCATTGCCTTCTTGCCATTCCTTTAGAGCCGTCGGGCTTGCGAACGAATAGAGGCATTGAAGCGAATCCGTGTTCGCTACTTAACGCATCTTTTCTGATGTTTCCAGCTGATACTCGGTAAATTGGAATACCGGCTGGCTCAGCAATTTCTTTTTCGATCTTATCAAGATGATCGTAAACCGCTTGAGGCTCGTATCCCGTGTCGGCAAAAATTGCGGCATCCAGCTGATGCTCAAACATATTTTCTGCCGCCATCAACAATAGCGTTGTTGATTGAACACCAGCACCAAGCGATAAAATTCTCATCAGTCTAGCCATAATCTGTATTCGGAAGTTACGCGACCTTTTTCGGGGTCAACAAAGTGCAGTCTTTGTGATGGCTCACCATTGCTTGCAAGAAGATCGCGCGCATATCTGTTTCCAGTTTCTACTGCGCCGGACATAAAGACTGAGCCTTCGCCGTTTGCCATGTTCCATGACTGGTGCTGATGATAGTGACCGATGTATAAGTCTCTAAAGTCAAACCCTTTGGTGAGCGAGTCAACTTCATCGAAGAATTTATACGCACCCGATTTCCAGCGATCAGCGAAACGCACGATAGTTGATGCAGTACCCCATCGAATTTCGTCTCCGTGGATAAGTAAGGCTTTGTAGTTTCCAATGGTAACCCTCTGAATATCTTCTTTAGTCATCTGCCAAGTTAAACGCTTTTCATCTTTCAATGCTTGACCTGCAAACATATAAGTTAATTTGTCCCAGTTAATGTCTTTAGGCAATTCGCCAAACTTGCCAATTCGACCGTGATTGCCCGGTTCGCAGACAACTGTGACTTTTTCAAAATTAGCAAGAAGCGTTCTTACTACATCTATGAGAATACGAGAAGCCTCTACAAACTGAGTCATTACATCTGAATCGACCTCGTAAACCTGCGCGGGAAAAATTGTTGTATTTTCCACAATGTCTCCGCCAAGCATTAAAACAATTTCTTTAACGGGATGATCTGCTCTTTGAATGTTAGCAATACGAATTGTTTTTTCTACCGATTGCTTGACAAGGCGTTCACACTCTTTGGTGTTGTAAGTCAGCGTATGTTTGCCTAGTTGCCAGTCGGTTGAATGCAATAGTGCAACTTCGCCACGCTTACTTCGTGAGTCTTTCTTAGGGGATGGAACGGCTGGCATCGGTCCAGCAGATAGCATCGCATCGTGAGCTGCATTAACTACTGCCTGAGTGAAGTCTTCTTTGTTTCTTTTGAGATCGGCAATCGTCTTTTGAGAACGGAGAAGTGCCTTACGAAGTTCAACAACATCTTGTGACTCCGGTTCGGGGATTTCATTAAGGCGTTTGCTCAGGCTCATTTGATACCCATTATCTCTTTGCCATGCTTGGTATAGCCCTCTTTATCGAGCCACGAATCATCCTTGTAAGGGTTGTAGAACAGGCGCACAGACTTCAGCGCATCCATCATCAGCGCAACTTGATACGCTGGAATATCATCTTCAAGTTTTAAGAATCCAGCCCATACGCGACCGATAGCGGTAAACTCAATAAACGCATCGCCGTATTCATCTAAGCGTTCTTCAAGGATTTCATCTACTCGACTACGGGGCATTTGCATCGTCCATTTCTGTGATTGTTGAAAGTGACTTCGGCTATGTGATAACCCTCAGAGCGAAGGGCGGCCACCAATGTCATTGACGGAGTGCCTTTTTGAATGTGCGAGAGTAAATCTTTACGATCTACATCGTTAAGCATTTCAAGAATAATTGCAAGCGTACATTTGCTTTCGGATTTTGTTGTGTGCCGTTCGATCGAATCGGATAGTGCCATAGTTGCCCCCTTTGTAAGAGAAGCGTACCGAGAAAAATTTAGAGAAGCGAACAGACACGCAAAAAGAAAAGACCGCGGCAGACAATTTTTAGGGTCGTCCGAGGCGGTCTTTTTTTTGTAACTTAGATAGCACTCAAGGTTACAGGGTGAACCTATTTAATTGTCCTGCCGGATTGGCATTGGTGGAAACCTACACCATCTATTGCTGGATATTGTTCACATACGGGGTAACGATGTGCGATTCTGGTAAAACATTTGGGCTTGATGTCGGATTGTGTGGTACAGAGCTTCCAGTCAGACCTGACGCAACCGCGAGAATGATGTGTTTTGAGTCAGTCGAATAGCCACTAGCCGCCCAAGCCGCCATGAACCCAGTTCCGCCAAGCATGATTGCCTTCGGATTTGTCATTGGTACGCGAATCATTTGATTCCCTTCACAAGCAAGATATAAGTCACTTGATCGAGTTTGCCAGTTGCCGGTAGCCCGACTTGTTTCTGATACAACTTGACCGCATCGAGATGAGCCTGAGTAAAGGTTGAATTCTGATTGACCGCCGGAATCAGACCAGCGTTGTAGAGAGCCTTCTCGACGATCAGCTCGGCTTGGGTTTTCTTGCCCACGACGAGATCAGATGTCTTCCAAGCGGGCGCAGAAGCCGTTGTGAGAGGTTTTGGCGTAGAGGTTGAGGTAACCTGATGAACCGCCATTCCGCCCGCTCCTAGAGCCGTTGTAGCCGCCGTTCCGATGGCGAGAGGCTTGTTAGTTCCAAGCGAAGAAGTAGGCTTTAGTGAAGCCTCGTACTCAGGGCGCACAATCGCCAGCACATATAGGTACGAGCGATGGCGAAGATAAACCCCATGCCCGTTATATTGGGAAGCATCAGTCATGTGTTCGGGTCCGGTATTGCCCCCGATCGTAGTAATTCCATCCCGTGACGCATTGACGATGATCTCAACATGGTCGGCTATGCCGTTGCCAGCCCATGAGAAGAACACTAGATCGCCGGGCTTGCCTTCGTATTTATTGACTACGCCCTTGCGTTGCTGAAACCACGATAACCCTGACGGGCAGTATGAGAACCCTTTAGATGTCTGAGCTGCGACAAGGTGCGACAGATCATTTTGGGCGAAACACCAGCTGATGAACATCGCGCACCACGGCTCATTTGGAATTCCGTACCAGTCGCCGTAAGGGTTGGCATCGGTAGTTCCGCCGTAGAATCCGACTTGTTTCTGCGCGGTTGTGACGATGTCTAATGCGTTAGCCACGATTCCCCAAAAACTTCATAGCAAAAATAAGCGCGCCGATTACGATCAAGGCGTTTAGAAAATCCACCCATCGACCGCGCATTGTTCCCCCTAAATAAAAATAGCCCCGACCTCTGAAGATCGAGGCTATCTAATTTTACTACTTAGTTTCTTCAGCCTTTACGACCTTATTGGCATCTGCTAGAGCCGCATCGACTACTGCGGTGACAACCGGAGCAGGTGCGCCAGTATCAGCCACGATGGTATTGACGAGCGACTTAGGATTAACACGCGCTAAGATAGGAGCGAGCAATCCGCCTACGAGAGCCTCAATAGCGATCTTCTTAACCGCATCGTGAGGGTTGATCTGATACGAAGCATATCCAGCGGCAACAATGCCGTAAGCGTAATGCTCGACGAGAGCCTTTTCTTTAGCCGTTACTTTCAACTTTGCCATCTTTGTCCTTCTTTCCTATTAGGTTGCGAACATATTTTTCTGCCTCGAAATCACTAGCCGAAGCGTGGTGGATTCCGCCGACTCCCCTATGGTGTTTTTCGCAGAGCCATAAAAGATTCTCCGCTGATTCTACCCACTTTCCCACTTCGTCGGGATTGCTCAC